TTCTTAAACGTGGACGCTCCAAATCTATAAGTCTGCTTTCTGCGGTCATGGTTATAGTCGCTGTCTCACCAGTGTCGTCTATTGTTAAAACATCCATACGACCATCAAAAAGCTGATATGGAGATGCCAAAACAGCACCAGATGACAGAACGCCAAGATATACTTTGGCTGATCTGGTTTGATAATTTTCTGATAAAGCTAGGCTAATCAAACTAGAGTCAACACCATTTAAAGACATTGAAATTCCTCTTGCCGCCACCTCAACAGTTTCTTCAATTTGTGAAATATTAAGAACCTGACCTCCGCCAGTATAAGTTTCACTATCAACTGTTATATCGCCATAGCCTGTCCATAATCTCAAGTCACCGCTATCAAAGTTCAGCTTAACAGCAAAGAATGGCTGTAACTCATCTGCTGAAAGTTGATTTTGGACTGCTGTTGTTAAGTCTCTTGACATTACAGACTCTCGACCGCGCCAAAAGTTATGCCATAAAAAGCCAAATTATTTATATTCCAGCTTGTTTCGTTACTAGCAAGCCTAAATAAACCTTTTGCATTTGATACGACCACAGTCGCTCCATCGGCTGGCGATGACCGCAGATTAGGATAAATGTCTAAACTTGCTTCGCCACTGCCGTTAGAGTCTGCATCAGCCAAAACTTTGTATAGCTGTGAGGTCGCCGCCGATCCTAGTTGAATATAATCACCAGCCTTTAGGTATCCAGTTGCACTTGCTGGCAATCCATCAATATTTAAAGTTCCACCAGTTTGACTTGCACCATTGACAACTGGAGTCCCTGCGGCTGTCGATGCCGAACCCCTAGCAGTGCCACCCAACGGATCGCCCAAAAGAAACGTCCCCTTTTGCCCATACAGCGACATAAGAAACGCCACCCATTGTTCTGCGTCCTCTCTAGCCATTCTTGGCAATGTAATATCGGCTTCCCAGCGTTGTCCGCTATATTGATAAACCTGTTGCTTAAAATTAAATGGAGATGTTGAAACACCAATAACATTTCTAGCAACTAGAGTAATGCTTGCAATCGTTTTATTTGTTGGAGTGGAAAGTGGATAGGTTATAGCCATTTAATTACCCAGTGCTTTAGAGAACGAGCCTCCACGCATTCTAGCCTCTGCAACAGCCGATTTTGTCGCTTCTGCTATCTGCGGCATCAATGAAGCAATTTCAGTTCTGACTGTCTGCTGAACACCTGTTGACAGGTTTATAGTTTGATTTACGACAACGCCACCGCCGCCGCCTAGCTTGTCATTAGGAATAATTGTTCCAGATTGATTTGGCACAAAAAGTTCCTTACCTCGCTCACCCACCATAAACGGCTGTCCTCTTTGCACAGCACCGCCGATAGCTTTACCACCACCAAAAAAGCCACCGAACGCCCCAGCGATTGCACCAGTGATTTGTTTTTGAATAAATATTCTGGCTAAATCGGCGATAATGCTTTGAGCCATAGATCTGAAAGCATCTTTGGCTTTCATAGTTCCAGTCATTATGCCAACCAATCCATCTTCTAAACTTTGCAATCCTTTAAATGCGGCATTTTTTAGATTAGCCTCAACCTCTTTTGATGCCTCCGCATAATCCTTGAAACTTTTATTAGCCTTTTCCACTGCGGTCTGCTGTCTAACAAATCCGTCTGCAACATTGTTGACAGAGTTACCAAGCGCATTAGTAGGCTCAACAACTGCATTTAAATTTTCTCTAATTCTTTCTATATCTTTTTGAAAGCTCTCACCGAATGTAAACTGATCTAAATCATTTTCTTTAAAAAAGTTTATAATATCTACGCCAGCATTTGCTAAAGCTCTTAATGCGCCAATAGTCTTAGATATTGAAAGCAAAACAACACTTGTAACCACAGTGCCTATAGAGGCTAAGGCTGGCATAAGAGTCGCTGTTATCTGTTGCCCAATAGAGCCGAATACCCTAAACAGCTTATCAAACCTATCGTTTGCCTCCTCAACCGCTTTAGCCTGTTCGCCTGATAATTCTATGGTCACTAAATTAAACTGATCGCGCAATGCTTGTAAGCTACCAGAACCGCTTTGCAACATATTGACCATGCCAGCACCAGCGCGACCAAATAAATCCATAGCAATTCGGACTCTGTCGGCAGGATTTTCAATCTGAGTAAATCCGTTAGCAACCTCATTCAGCAACTCATTGCTAGATTTTAATGTTCCATCATTATCGGTTAGGGTAATTCCAAGCGCATCAAAGGCTCTAATACCAGTGCCTACGCCAGTTGATGCTTCTGATATGGATTTAGTGAAACGCTCAAAACCTTTTTTTAGTTCTTCTGCGCCAGTACCTGATTGACTAGCCGCAAATTGTAAGGTCTGAAGCTGGTTAACAGTGATGCCGAGTCTTGCAGACTGCTTTGCTAGGTCATCAATATCTGACGTAAACTTTTTTAAAGCTAGCGCACCAGCTAAACCTGTAACCGCGCCTTTAACAGAAAAGACTGATTTTTTAACTCTATTTAGACCGCCAGCAACCGACCTAAACGCATCTCGCGTTTTGTCCATCGCCACAAGTGCAAAACTTACTTTATCGTCAGCCATTGTTTTTTATAACCTCAAGATATGCAATCCATCCCATCAATTCATTATAAGGCATTTCCTCTATTTCGGAAACTGTCTTATGCAAACGATCAGCTATTGCATACATTAAAAACAAATGCTGATCGTCTTTTACTTTTTTTCGGCTTCCTCAAGAGTTTCAACATTGCCCATAATTTTAGCCGCCACATCAGAAACTGTTGTTAATGGAAGTCTCATAAATACTGGCTTATCAGCTTTGTCAAAAACCAAATCACCATTCTCATCACATGCTTTAAGAATTATTAAATCAACCAAACCTTCAATGGTTTGATTGTTTAAAAAGTTAGGATGCCTTAGTTGCAGTTTATTGAAGTCACCACAGGTTAAGTTTTTAGTATAAACCACCATAGGCTCATCACCCTCACCCCACTCAGGTATCTCTACCTTTATAAGCTCAGATGAAACTTTACTGCGTATAATATCGCCATATTTAGACATAGTGCCACCTCTTGTCTAAGTTGTTTAAAGTGTAGTTTCAGTAATACCGCCAGTGCCTTGCGCTGTGAACGATGCCTCAACCATGCCATCAACTGTTGATGTTACAGTCTTACTTGTAACAATCACAGTCCCAGTGAAATATGTATCACCAGAAGATGCGCCCTCTGGATATAATTCCAGTGTTAGTTGCGCGGCTGGATCGAGTGCGTTTTGCGCGGCATCTGTTTCATCAAAGAAAACCTCAAGGTCTGCTGTGAACTGAGAAAGACCAGCTTTGAATGAACGAAATGAGTCGCCCATGCTGGTGTCCTCAATAACATCAGTCGTGATGTTTAAATTAAATGAACGAATTTCGCCCAAAGTTGCTGATCCGATTTTAACAGTACCCTCTGAGCCAGTATGAGTTGCCATCTCTAAACCTCATCTTTAGTTTCATCGGATTTTTTCGGGGCTTTCCGACTTTTCCCCTTTTTTGGCTCTTCAGCCAAATAGCCTAACCTTAACAGCTTTGCGGCTGTATCAGGTAAACACAATATCATATTTCCATCAGTATCAAAAACTTTAACTTGCTTCATCTTAGACCGCCGTCTCCACATCGTTTTCTAGTGTAACATAAATAACCTCGACTGAGAAGCGTCCCACCCCTACTGGATTTTCACCATCGCCAGAAAAGTCTGCCTCGAACGAATTAATCCTAGTCTCCTTGGCATTGCCGCCGCGTGTTAAGTCAGTGAATAAAGCCTCTTCAACTTCTACTGCAATGGTGTCTAATGTGTTATCTACGTTTGTATTACCAGCCACATAAGCCTCAACTGTTACATCCAGCGTCCTAATCTGCGTTCTTGGCGTTTTCAAAGTGCCATATTCTGTATCCTCTGACTTTGTGTAAATCGCCAGTGCTGGTAACTTAGCTTCAGCAATCGGATAAAATCTTGTTTGGAACACATTAGAGCCAGTGGTTGTTAGCCCTGTTAAAGTTGAAGTGATATTATCTCTTATTGATTTTCTGACATGCGCCACTAAGCTTCCTCCAGCACCAAGACAGTGACGCCTGTGCCATCGCTTTGAACCACGCGAATAGTGTAGTTAACGCTGTTAATATTGATCGTATCGCCTTCTGTGGCTGACGAAACATCTGAAGTCCTACATGCAAAGCGCGGTTGCTCCATTGCCACAGCGACTTCGCCGCCTGCTTCAACCTCGAAAAACTCATTATCAAAAATCCCATTTATAGTGACAGCAGATTGTCCTTGTCGCGTATAACTAGCCGCAACACCGAAATCATCAGCATCAAAAAATATTGCTCGCTCGGTTGCTGTCTCTACCGCCATCACTCATCCTCTGGAGTGTCCAGCTTTTTTACAGCCCTGTTTGTTT